TTTCCTTTGGACTGATGACTATTTTTGGTTTATGCGATTTAGTGACTGCTTTTATGGGGCAAGATTTAGTCATTTCTGATACAATCTACACCTCATTCGTAGTAGTTACTTTAGGTGCATTTGGTATCAGCGAAGCAGGAAAGGCCTTTGGTAGCAAATAAAAATAGTTCTTGACATTTGGTTAATTTTTCTGTATAATATACATATTATGAAAAATAACAAAAAGCAAAAACAATCTAAAACGATTACTTCTCTCCGTAAGGATAGGAGTAGTCGTTTTTCTTTTTGTGAATACTGCCCAGGCACACCAAAACAGGAGTGCACTGGCTATAAATGTTGGATTAAATGAATTTATTTTACTTAGACGAAGATTTAGATAAGTGTGCAGAATACCATGTGGATAAGCATATTGTAAAGATGCCTCTCGAGGCTGCACAATTGCTATGCACAGCTGTATGGATTGACCACTTACTAGGTTTCGTCCCTCGTGCATTAAATGCTGAAGAACGAGAAGTATTAAATAAATCCAAAGCTGAAATCAAACATTTACCAATGGAAGAACGACCTTTAACTCCATATTTACCAATGATGTATAATCATCCTTGTACGATATGGACAAGGTCATCTTTAGATAACTTTGAGTGGGTTCACTGCTATGCAAATGCTCTTAATGATGAGTATCATTATCGTTATGGCAAGTTACACAAGTCAGTGGTTGAAGTAATCAATCGACTGCCCGAACCTAAGAATATGCCCCGCAAGGGACTCACTCCATTTGGCATGGCTATGCCAGACGAGCTAAAAGATGAAAATGATGTCATTGGCTCGTATCGTTTATATTATCATACAGATAAAGCAACCTTCGCTACTTGGTCACACAGACCACAACCTGATTGGTGGGACGAAGGACTTGCATGGACTGACAGGAGAATAACTGCAAAATGAAAATAACAATTTATAGCAAACCAAACTGCCCGTATTGTAATATGGCAAAGAATCTAGCAGAAATGAAAGGTGCTGAAGTAAGATATCTTATGCTCGGAGAGGACTTCGATGCTAAGAATTTTATGGCAGAGTTTCCAACAGCTAGAACTTTTCCACAGATTATATTAAATGGCACGAAGATTGGAGGTTATACAGAACTGGAGAAAGCACTTAGTGAGTAATATTTTCAGTAAGAAGAAAATTCAGTACAAATTTCAAGAAGATAAGATTCTAAGAATGGTAAAGAATTATATAGATAGCACTTATGGTGCTCACTATTCTATGAATAAGATTCAATCTACAGAGTTTATTGTAGACGCAGGACATGCTGATGGTTTCTGTATTGGAAACATTATTAAGTATGCTCAAAGATATGGTAAGAAAAACGGAAAGAATGAAGTAGATTTACTCAAGATAATCCACTATACAATTATTTTATTAGGAAGTGAAGATGGCAATAAAAAGTAAATCACATGAAAAATTAACAGATACTAACATACAACATGTAGTATCATTACTAGAAGCAGATAATCCTATCACCAAAAAGGAAGCCTGTGAGATTCTGAATATTAGGTATAACACGACCAGACTTCAGAAAATTATAGATGACTGGCGTGATACAATGGAGTTTCGTGAAAGGCGACGCTCTATGAATAAAGGTAAACCCGCGAGTGAAGATGAAATCAAAACAGTAGCTCAAATGTATATTGAGGGATTTAACATTTCTAGTATAGCTCAATCCATCTATCGTTCTCCAGCTTTTGTGAAAGCGATAGTAGAAAGGATTGGGATTCCTATGAAACTTGCTGCAACAGACTATGAAGGCATACGAAATGCTATGCTTCCAGAGCAGTGTGTAAGTGATAGTTTTCAAGAAGGAGAAATTGTTTGGGCAATTCGTAAGAATTTTCCAGCAAAAATAATAAGAGAACATACAAACATAGACTACGAAGCTAGATATGGTTGTAAGTGTTATTTAATATATACAATTGAAGAAAATGATTTTGAAGGAACATTCTTTCCCCATGTGCAATATGGTGGAAGATATTCGTCTCAGCTCGCATATGACTTAGGAAGTCTAAGGCATTTGGAGCAATATGGAGTTAAGTTTATTAATTAAAATACTAGTAGCCTTCTATATTTCAGGAGTAGCTATTTCAATGTATACAATATATTTACCAAGCTATAGAATCATATGTTCAATTGATAGAAATAATATATTGGCAAAGAAACCAATCTTATCTTTTCTTATAGTATTAGTAATCTTTACCATAATGTTTCCATTTATGGCATGGATTATATTATTTGACGACAAGGTAGAGAAGTTTCAAAATGGTTTTATAAAAGGAGCAATGGGAATAAATGATAGAAAATAAAGAATTTGAAGTATTTTCAAGTTATGTAAAAGGCGACCTTCAAGCAGACACTATAAAAATAGGAGATGACTGGGGTTGTGCATTTTATAGAAGCGGTGAGTTTATTAAAACAGAAACTTACAAGGGACATAGTGAATCATACGCAGAAGATGCAGCGGATAACTATGTATTTGGAATTAAAAAATTATAATGGCAATTTGGTACATGAGATTATTAGAAGAAGAAGCAAAAGCAGAAAAATATGTAGAATCAGAGCTTCCACAAAACGAACAAAAGAATAAAGGTTGGTATTGGGACTCTGAAACTAAAAAATTCTACAGGTGGGATAATCTCCCAAGGAGTTGAATAATGAACTATTTATTAGAAGCATTATGTAAAAAATTAGAAGGCGAAATAGAAGTAGCCAAGGCAAATGTTATGGTGTATCAAAGAAATTCAGCAGGAATTGGAGAACACCCAGACATAGTTGAAGCTATCGAATCTCAGGTTGCTAAAATAGCAGAAGCAGAAGATAAGTTAGAAACAATCAAAAGGCATTTTAGATAAGGAAACGAAAAATAGTTCTTGACACCGCCTTAAAATTTTTATATAATATAATTATATTTTAGAAGAACAGTTAATGAGTGATAGATTTTATATGCAACAACTACAAGCTACTGGATGGGCTCCAGGCTATCGTAATACTAACAGCATAGAAGAATACAAATCACAATTTGGCTCAATCAACAGGAGAAAAAGTATGTCGTGGACAGACGAGAAAAAACAAGAAGCAGTTGACATGTATGTCGCTGAAGAACCTACTCCAGAAAACAGTATGGAGATAGTAAAAGATATCGCAGAACAGCTAGAAGAATCTCCAAATGGTGTTAGAATGATTCTTACAAAGGCAGGTGTATATGTAAGAAAAACTCCAGCAGCAAGATCTTCAGGCGGTTCAAGCGGTGGTGGTAGAGTTAGTGTAGCTGACGCTCAATCCTCCTTAACCAGTGCGTTAAGTGATGCGGGTCAGGATATTGATGAAGCAATCATTTCAAAACTAACTGGTAAAGCAGCTAACTACTTTACTACAATAGTAAATAACCTAAACTCTTAAGTTAAGGAAATTTAGCTAGGGTATCTTAGGATGCCCTAGTTTTTTGCATCCATAGTATGTAACCAAAAAATTTACAATTCAAATAATCATTTGTTAGATAAATTTGGAGGAAATATGACAAAGGATGAATTTAAAAGAAAAATAGATGAAGCGGGTGATGCTGTGGTCACCTACAAAAGTAAAAACTCACGCAGATCAAAATACAATATATGCACTAGAGATTTTTCAACAAAGTATATTGCTGAAAAGAAGAATAGAGCAAAAGAATCAAATGATACAGTCCTCCTGTTTTGTTGGGACACGGACTCGTATCGTCTATTAATGCCGAAGAATGTGACAAGCATTGTTCCACTTAACAGGATTATAAGAAATGATAGACCTTAGTGCACCCACCAAATACGAAAGAGTAATTAACGAAAAGGATACTGAACAACTTCGTTTAGTAATCAATACTTTTCGTGGAGTAGAATATCTTTCACTTCGTAAATATTATCTTGACTTTGATGAAGAATGGTTGCCTTCAAAGGAAGGCATATCTATACCTTTAGATATTGAAAATGCTCAAGAACTTTTTACAGGATTAGTTGAAATATTATCACTTGCAGAAAGTAAAAGTATTCTCGAAGAAGAGTTCAAAGAAATTTTAGACCAAATTTACCTGACCTGAAAATAGTTCTTGACAAATCCTTAAAAGCCGTGTATAATATTATATATGATTATAAAAGGAAGTTTAAGTTATGACCAATATGGTCGCAAAAGAAAGAAAAAGGTAACTAAGGCGCGTTCGTCTAGTTCGGTCAGGACACATGGTTTTCATCCATGCAACACGGGTTCGAATCCCGTACGCGCTTCCAGTAAGCACATACCTAGTGCCGAACCTAAACCATACACAGTACCAGAAGATACGAGCTATAAGAAAGAAGTAAGTAAGAATTACACAGTATCAATTGCATACAACAAAGGTGCATATCAAGTAATTCCTAAGGATGAAGTCAAACATATCGGAAAATAGTTCTTGACTTTTGGTTAAAAAATTAGTATAATATATAAATGTTAGAAAATCTTATCAAACGAGCAGCAATCAGCTACTATCAGGGCAACCCTATCATGTCAGATGAGGTTTTCGATCACCTAGTTCAAATGGCTACAGAAGAAAGTATTGGTTATAAAAGTTCTTATGAACGCCGATACAAGCATATGTTTCCTTTGTTCTCCCTCCAAAAAGTAATACAAGGCGTCGATTCCCCTCCAGATTGGGGAAGCGACGACTTTGTTGTCACTCCAAAGTTAGATGGGGCTGCCATTAGTGTTTTATATGGCGGAGGTGAATGTCAAAAAGTTTTAACAAGAGGCGACGGGGTTGAAGGGTTAGATATAACTCACCTAGTCAAAGGCAGTCTAGTGCCTCTTTGTATTGATTACGAACCCGTAATCCAAATCAGTGGAGAAGTCGTAGCTCCGAAAGAAATCCCAAATGCAAGAAACTATGCAGCGGGTGCGCTCGGACTAAAGGACAG